TTATGAAAATCGTATTCAATAAATTACTGAACGGATGGTACATTGTGCGTGGTCGTCATCAAACCCCGATATCAGGAAGGTTTGATAGCAAAGAGCAGGCACTTGCACACTTGCGTCGCCGTAACCCATTACAGATGGTATAAGAGGTATATAAAAATGTACACACTTGAATCCTTAAAAAGAGCCGAACGGTATTGTGAAGCCCGCGGTGATGAGATGTATTTTAAAAATCTTTATACCGGTTACAGAGAATTTAATAATGTTGAAGATTCTATATGGAAAACTTTAAGTTATTTGTATGATAACGAAACCGCAGATTTTGTATGTAAATGCTATTGGGGGCTTTAATATGGTTATTCAATTAGAAGGGTTGACTGAAAAGCAAATGGCTCTGTGTGATATTATGTGGGCTATCGAAACAATGGAAGGTGTAGAAAGTTTTATATCTACACTTCCAGCTAAAGACCAGCGTGATTGTCGCAGCCTTATTGAAATGATGCAACTTGCCTTTGCAGACAGTATTGATACTACCGATTTAGCAGAGGAAGTGATTGCAAATATCAAACAAAAACTATGACAAAATTTGACGACCTTATGTATGAAGCCGGTCTTACTGCCCAAGGCTGTTGGGACGAGATGGATGATTATGATAAAGAGGCTATATTAAGATTTGCCAAACTAATTGTAAAAGAATGTGCGGATATTGCAACAATAAACGCACACCAATATCAAACACCAGGTACTTGCGTGCTAAAACACTTTGGAGTTGAACTATGACCGTACTAATTTGGACTACATTCTTTTTTGGTGTAGCAGTAGGAGTTCTTATTTCAATGGCTATTGTGCAATATTCTATATGGTCATTTAAAACTTCAGGGGACAAATAATGGGGTACAGAGTTCTCAACGAGCGTGAAAATAAATTCCAACCCCGCAAAGGGCTTGAGGGTCCTTTCTTCTACTCAGACGGCCGCGTATTGTATTATGATCCAAAAGAGGGCAAGTATTACGATCCTCTGACTGATTTTTACGTAGACCATGAGGAAATGGCTGAGATACACAACTATCTAGCTAAAATGTTGTCAAGATGATAACGGTTGACAATAAATCCGTTTGGGCATATAATAACGGTATTGATTGATTGACAGGGAGTAATGATGTTAACAGAACGACAACTAGCTTTATTCAAGTCACTAGATTTTGACCCTACTCAAGAAAAAGATATTCGCCAGCGTCACAAAATGTGTGTGCGTGACTTTAGTGCTACTAAAGATTTTACAACTTGGTTGACCAAAGTATTGCACAAGCGTTGGCAGTCTGAACGCCGTAGTGTTTATTTAGGAGATTAATATGGAAATTACTGTAGAAAAAGTTGTTCAAATACTCAAAGACCAACCCCAGTTTGATCGTAGCCGACATGGTGGTTTGTTTGATCGCGGTAGTGCTGATAGTTATTATCGCAGAGGTCGTCAACCTCATTGGTATCCCGAAGGTACTGGGCATGGTGCAAGGGTAACAGATTTGACTGAAGAAGAAATTGCCGAGTATATGGCAGGTTTTGATGATAATGAAAAATTTGGTGATCACAAGGAGTGGGATTAATATGAAAATTATAGTAGCATTTATAACATTGTTTACGCTAACCGCTTGTAATACGATCGGTGGATTAGGAAAAGATATACAAAGCACTGCCGAATATACAAAGGGGATGATGCCAGAAAAGACACCCGAAAAAGGAAAAGAATGAGTTATTATAAAAACTTTAACTACCGGGTTACGTTTAATAGTGCTAATCGTAAACGACAGATCATTGATCAGATGGTTAATGAATTGCATACAATGCAGATGGATATGATTGACGAGGCTGTAAATCAAAGTGACCTTAAACAGGCAAATGATGTAATTAATTTTATTAAGGAGAAACTATAATGGCTAATTTTCTTATTAGTGTTGATTTTGACCCTGCCACTGAGAGGTATATGGCTTCATTTTTTAATGGGCAAACAATTCAATTGCAAGCAAATACCTATCATGATGCCGTACTTGAGGCAGATATGATTGAACCAGAGGATTACGAAGTTGGATACAACTAATGAATCAGCAGTCATTGAACTGCATAATATTGCTAGGTTTGTCGAATCCAATATTGGTATAGGCAAACTTAGCGAGGATATACGAAACTGTGCGGATAGACTACATGCCATCACCAAAAAAGTCAGTAGCAAAGAAAACGACCAAGAAATCTGAGGTTTCTGAGCCAGAAATGACTACATTTGTATGTAGTGCTTGTAAAAGCAGATTTCCTGACACAGGGTCGTATTTTTACGGTGTTGCTAGTTTGAAATGTATTTGGTGCAAAAAGTTTCCCTCAAGAAACATTTCCAAAGGTTGACACTAAATCGGTTTGGGTGTATAATACATAGTATTGAAACTGATAAACAAGGAGCAACAAATGGCATACATGTCTCAGGAACGTAAAGCAAAGATCGCCCCAGTCGTTAAGGCAATACTCAAGAAGTACGGTGTCAAGGGTTCACTAAGTGTCCGTAATCACATGACCCTTTGCTTGACCATTAAGTCGGGTAAAATTGATTTTATTGGTAACTACAATAATTTCAATATTGACAACCCGCGTTACGCACAATACGGTGGTTTCACCCCTGCAAAGGATTACATTGATGTTAACCCGTATTGGTATCATGAGCATTTCGATGGTGTTGCAAAGAAATTCCTTAAGGAAATTCTACATGCAATGAACGACGGTAACCACGATAATTCGGATATTCAAACCGATTATTTTGATGTGGGCTGGTACGTTGACGTTAACATTGGTCGTTGGAGCAAGCCCTACGTTTTGGAGAAGTAATTTAGAATTTTGGTAACACCGGTTGTTGACAATAACGACAATCGGTGCTATCATTATAACTGTGTGCAAACACATATTTTTATCAACAACCTTATGAGGTAATTATGACTGAACAATTGTTCAAAGTAGCAGGTATCACTACTCACAACGGCAACAGTAAGGTTCGCTTTACTGATGATTTGATTCGCAGAGTAAAGCAGTTTACTAAGGGCGGTGCAACTCGCATCGATTTGATGGAATTGCCTAGTGCAATGACTAAGCTTGATGCACTTAAGTATCTGCAGGCACATGCTGATTATCAGAGTCCTGATGATCAGGCATTGATCGGTGATGCAATTGCTGATCGTGAAAAGGCTCCTAAGAGCGAGGTAAAAGTTAAGGCGGCTAAGCCTAGTCTTGATGCAATTAAGCAGCGTGGGAAAGCAAAGGTCTCTGCTTGATTACTGATACAGGGCACCTTCGGGTGTCCTATTTTTATTTTAAAGGATTACTATGAAAATTTCTGACAAACTTATAAAGGTCGATGATGATATGACCATTCGTATGTACGACAATGGATTTCTTTTTGAAATTAACGGTCGTGATGACAATGACGATTGGGCAGGAGTAAAAATCTTGTGTAATGAGTTAGATGCAGTAACTACATTGATCAAAGAAGCAGTATCAATGGATCGCAATTAATGAATTCGTATGACAGTATAACGATCCTTCATAGATACTCACAACGCAGGAGATATTTTGATCCTAGTAAACGTGAGGATCTTGAAGAATTTAAACACTTTAAAGAAAATTTTAGATGGCAAAACGGTTGTCCGTTTTTCTTAGAATGGCCTCATTCTGATGTTGTTTCAATGTGTGACAGTAAATATGCTGATTATATGTTAAAACAATTAAAAAGTAAATAAAAGCCCCTTAGGGGCTTTTATTATGGATATTCTATGCTATATGCAGTGCTTCCCAAATCTGTTACAGTAGTATCTGCACTACTTGAATCTATAAATGGTGCTGTGCTATTTGCTAATAATAAAAGAACTACACCACCGACATCTAATAAAGGAATTTGAGGTATAAAACTGTCGTTATATATTGATGTTGTGTTGTTTATTCTTACATTTGTAATATAGCCAAGGAAAGCATCATACGCATTAAAGGATTGATTACCAATCACTAATTGATTTGTTGTACTTGCGGTATTCGTAAAGAATAATTCACCAGTAATGTCTTGAGTGGTACCATTAACAAACATTCTTATATAACTACTAGATACACTAAGAGCAATATGTGTCCACTCATCCTCTAAAATTTCTGTATCGCCGGTACTTGTAAAACTATCTATACCATCAGTCCAATAAAAAACTAAATTACCAGATTGAATAGATAGATACCAATCAGTTGTTCCACCTGATATATCACCTATTATAACAGTAGTTGAATTTAATCCTGTTGGATATACCCAAGCTTCAACTGTAAATGTGTTAGTGTCAGTAAGGTCTAAAACTGCGGGTAGTGTTAGTGCGTCTGTAGTCCCATCTACAAATTCTATGCTACCGGGTACTGGGGGAGTAGGTGACGAAAGAGTTACTCCTGCGCCTAATATTATTCCGCCACCTACAAAGATTCCCATATTACGTTGGTTGTAAATTAGCCCAAACAGATCCGGTGTATACTTGAACATTACTACCAGATGTAAGCCAAACTAGCATTCCTGTTGTTGGAACAGCTATTGCAGCATCACGTGCTGTTGTATCTGCGTAAACTGGTAATTGATGAGCAACAGTTGCAGTAACTTTAGCACCAGTAATATTACCTGTCGCCGATACTATACCACCAGTACCAATGTTACCAATATTTGCATTACCAGTAATGTTAGCATTACCAGTAATGTTAGCACCTATGTCAGTAATAATAACTGTTGAATTGCTTGTAGCAGTTAACGTAATATTTCCATTTGCAGTGATAGCTACATTACTATTACCACTTGCTAATGTTCCTACTAAGTTTGCTGCCGATAAGTTACCAGTTACATTTGCATAACCACTGATGTTGGCACCGGTGTCTGTAATTACCATTGTAGCATTACTTGAACTTGTGATAGTTACGTTAGCATTTGCAGTAATAACAACATTACTATTACCATTGTCTAAGTTTGCCAATGTAATACCAGTTATGTTAGCGCCATCACCAACAAAATATGTAGCATCAACATATCCTGATACATTTGCACCGATATCAGTGATTGTCATTGTCGCATTTGAAGTACTAGTAAATGTTATGTTAGCATTAGCAGTGATTACAATATTACTATTACCATTATCTAAGATGCCAGTTAAGTTAGCACCGTCACCTACGAAGTAAGTTGCATTTGCATAACCAGATACATTAGCTCCAGTATCCGTAACTACCATTGTAGCATTACTATTTGATGTAAATGTAATATTACCATTTGTTGTAATTACTATATTACTATTACCCGCTGTATGAGGGCCAACTAAGTTTGCCGCGCTTATATCTCCGGTAACACTAAAGTAACCTGTAACTTCTGCACCAGCACCATTTATCACCATAACATTAGCATTACCTGCTGATGAGAATGTTATATTAGCATTATTAATGATACCTATATTACTGTTACCGTTTGCAAAACCTGTGCTTGTTACATTAGTGATGTTTGAACCATCACCGTATAAGTAAGCTGCTACTAAAATATTACCTTCAACATTACCTAATGCACTTAAATCACCTTGGAATAAGTTAGCTGATATTACATTTGCGCCAGATATGTTTCCGCCCGAACCTATTGTAGTAATATTACCTGCAGCTAAGTTACCTACCACACTCATGTCTGCAGGAGCTGTTGTTAGACCACTTGCTGCATTAATAGTAAATGAACCTGCGAATGCTGGTGTTGCATTACCGTTTTCATTAAATCCAATATAAAATTCTGATTCATTTAGGTACATAGTATTTCTAATTGTACCAATACTACCATAATTATTTGCAGGATCATCGTTATCTATCCAGCTAAATTCAGGTCCGCCATGAACCGCTGAACCATATGCCATTATTATTGGATACTCATTGGCGACTTGTATTACTGGTTCGTTGGAATTCGGTAATTCTAATACACCTGCATCGTTTAAAATCCAGTTTTCTGTTCCGCCAACATTAATTGTTATTGTACCATTACTGCCTGTATTGGACACTCCAGCAGTTATTGTTATATCACCACCTGCAGCAGTATTACTATTCTGTGCTGTAATATTGACGCCGCCAGCGTTACCATTTTCACTTGCACCGGCATTTATTGCAATACTACCGCCATCACCTGTGCCGTTACTTGTTCCTGCTGAAATTGAAATATCACCAGCCTGACTGTCAACAAACCCTTCGCCTGCGGTTAATATTAATGTGCCACCGACACCTGTACCGTTTGGACCTGAATTACCTGCTGTGATAGATACTGCACCACCTGCACCAGCATTGAATCCATTTGCTGCACTTATGCTTATATTTTGTCCTGTTGGCACTGTAGCATTAGCACTCGCAGTTTGAATAAACATGTCAAGTGAATTATCATTTACAGTCAATGTACTTGTGCTGATTTGAAAATTACCTAACTGTGATGGTAAATTAGTTAAATTACTACCGTCACCAATTAAATTTGCTGCATTAATATTTCCAGTAATGCTTAAATTATTACCACTAATATTACCTGTAGCACTTACAATACCTGTGGATAATACATTAGTTGATTCTACATTACCAGATACTTGTAATTTTCCACCTATAATATTTCCTACTGCGCTAAAATTAGATGGAACATTTAAATTACCTGTGTTAGAAAATGCAAAATTAAAAGTATTTCCAACTAAATCATTACTTCTTATTGTAACTGCACCTGTTGTGTCAGATAATCTAACAAAAGTGTTTTGTGCTCCTAAATACAAATCTGATCCACTTGCATCTGCTGTGCCACCTGCTCTAATATGGATTTCATTTGTTCCTACCGGATCAATAATAATTGTTTGATTGTTTGCTACAAGACCTACTGTTGAATCTGGAATTAAATTAATAATTCCATAACCATCGATTCCAGTATTTCCTCCACCTATAATCGTAGGATTATCTGAAGGTAATGTCACATTACCAGTATCATCAAAACTCCAAACATAGGTACTATTTGCTGTTTTTAAGTTTACTCCATTACCGTCATCTAATTGGACTATAACACTATTTGCATCATCCCCATTATGTGTAGCTAGTGTTATACTGTTTGATGTATTTGTTGATAAAGTAAATGCGGAATTAGTTACACTTATGTTACCGGGAATAGTTAATGATCCTGTGTTTGTGAAGGTGTAATCAAATGTTGCATTACCGTTCCCTGTTGTAACAGTTACTCCGTTTAATTGATTTATGATTGTAAGATTATTTCCAGCTGCGTCAGCATCACTAGGAACTGTAATAGTAGCAGATGCATTTTGCGAATAGCTAGGACTTAATATAATTGAGTTATTTGATTCACTATAAATTAAACTACCGGCAAAAAGTATATTACCTGTGCCTAGATCAAAGATCCAAGGTTCACCATTTGAATATAATAAGTTATTTGTTTTGACTGCATTGATATCAGCATTACCTGATACATTCAACGAAGTTAGTGTTCCTAATTGAGTAATGTTTGCTTGAGTAGAATTACTTACAAACTCTGCTACAGAAGCACTAGCAGCAATACTAACTGGACCAATAACCTGTGTTCCTTGAATATTTGTAAGTAAAGCGCCGCCACCTGCAAACTGCCCCGCAGTTACAGTCCCTGCTACTGTAAGATTATCACTATTTGGATCATAAGTTAATCCTGAATCACCAACCAACTGATTGTTTATGTTAAATTGTACACTTGAGTTGGTGCCGCCCGCCGCATTGTTTAATGTATTGTTAATTACCGTTGTGCGTGTTACTTCCTCAATGTTAGTAATGTTAACAGTTACATTACCCGTTGTTAATGTGCCCGGAATAGATTCCCCGTAAACTGACAACGTTGGGTCTGAATTTGGATCGATTATAGTTTGTGCTGGTGTAGGTATAGCCATTTTCTTTTTGCTCCTTTATACTGTATTTAGCAAAAATGGAGCAAAAATCAGTAGTACTTTTATTAATTAACCCGATAGGAAAATGCAAGCTATCATTTTGACTTCAGTTGGACTACTGAATGTAATGGCTTCTCTTGATCTTGCAACAGTATATGATCTAACAATATCGTCGGCCTGTTTCATACCTTTACCAGGCATAGAACTTGTAACAATTAAATCTCCAGCTTCAATATCGCCATTTTCGCCGCACACATTTATTTGTCCTTCACCTAAAGCATTTACTGCAATTAGATTGTATAATTCGCAATGTTCTTCATAACACGGGATATTAACTTGTTCGTATTCTCCAGTAACTGGATCTTCTTCCCAGCCTTTAATGTATGCTTTTGGTGCGAAATCTGACAAAGGTCTAGGTTCCATAGATACTACTCCGAGTGCAGCCTTTTGATTTGGCATAGTACTAGTTTTAACTAAAGAAATAGTTGATGAAACTGAACTATGTACAACTATTTGAATATCAATAACAATGTCACCTATCGTAAAGGTATCTCCTAATTCAGACAGTGCATCGTGGACTCCTGTAAAGGTACCGTAGTCTAACGGAGACGCGCCATCTGCATAAAAATTATATCCATTAGCTGCACCAATTAAACCAGCTGAGCTTTGTCCAGAGGCATAACCATTAGTGTTTATCCCACGAACTGCGTGATTACCACCACCTCTATTAGTACCAAGTCCTCTGATTGCTTCATTGCTAGAAGACGTACCATAAACACCATACCATGAACTTGATACTCCGTATACCCCTTCACCTGTGGATGAACTTCCATATACACCAGCCGCAGCTCCACTGTTCTCCCCCCAAAGGGCAGGACCAGTGCCAGTTGTTGAATTACTTTTTAATAATGCTCCTAAACCAGTACCACCAGCTTGAAGTATACTAGTTCCGGATGAGTTATAAACCCTTAAATCGTTTGTAGCATTATTCAGCTCTACCCTAGCACCTGATGCTGCGGTTCTAATTATTCCGCCAGTAATTGTAGATCCAGTGATGCTAGTACCACTTATACTACCGCCGCTTATATTACCACCTGTAACAGTTAAATCAGAGCCACTCCAAGTCATGCCATTGGTACTAGTTCCTATACTAAATCTATAAAAACCACTTGAATATCCTAAGAAGAATCCTGTTCCAGTATTGTATCCTGTTTGTCCACCTTGAATATTACCTGTAGTACCAACGGTTAATGTATTAGTGACAGTTAACGCACCTGTATTAACAGTAATTGCTGATAGTGAGCCAACTTTTAAAGATGATAGATACGGGACATTCCAAACTGTATTTCCAGTGCTAGGAGAATAAACGCCATCTGATTGATAAAGAGATTCCCCTGCAGTAATTGCAGGAGGTGTTGCTTGCCAACTTGTACCAGTTCCCCATGAACTTGCAGGTGGAAATGATGAATCTCCTGTTGTGGTAATGGTAGCCGGAGTTGATGCTAAGCTTGTTAAAGTTGTTTTTGTATAACAGATTCTTGATGATGAACCTGCAGGCCCTGGTGAACCAGTTCCGTTCGTTCCATTCGTACCCGCGCTTCCAACCACATATGCGGTTGTTGTGTTCCAAGTTACTACTGATGTTGCTGTTGTATTTGTGTCAGCATATGTAATACTACATGCGTATAAATTCCAACCTGGAGTTGATGATCCTGGTAATAGCGACCAACCATTAGCAGTTGTTGGAGCAGTGAATGCCCCTGTTGCCCATGTATATGTAGATGTACCAGTAGGGAAGTTTGTAGGTGTTGTTGCAGACCATCTGTACACTTCAAGTACAGCAGTTCTTGTTCCATTTGCTCCAGGACTACCATCTGTTCCAGACACACTAGAAATAATTGCCGACGTTATACTCCATGTAACCGATGATGTGGTAGTCGTGTTATTATCAGCGTAAAACTGTCGTGCAATATATAAAGTTTGACCTGCACTTGGTGCAGGTGGTGTTAGTGACCATCCATTAGGTGTTGCAGGTGCAGTAAATTGTCCTGTTGCCCATGTAAATGTCGATGTACCTGAAGGAAATATTGTAGGGGTAGTAGAACCCACACGATACATATCTAAAATTGCTGTTCTTGTTCCGTTGATTCCTACTCCTGGAGTACCTGCGAGTGATTTACTTAGTGATAAAACTTTGTCAATTGTTACATTGTTATAAACTGCTCTCAGATTTGCTGTGGCTGTATTTGCTGACATGGCGCTAACTGTAATTGCGCCTGAAGAATTTATTGCTACAGTGCAGTTAGTGCTTGAAACTACGGAGAATGTAGCAAATGTAGTGACATTTAGAAGTCCTGCAAATACTCTGAATTCTCCATTAGCTGGAGCAAAGTTAGTAACCGTACCATCAGAAGCAGCAGCTAATGTCACTGATTCATTGGTCAAATACCCGGTTATGCTATCGGCTCCATCTTGCAATCTAATAACTGTAATTACATCGCTATACGCTCCTGATGTTGCAGTAACTTGTACATAAGCAGTATTTGGAAAAGTAGTAAACTGTGTGTTAGTTAATGTTCTTATATTTGAAGGTACTACACCACCTAATGTTATATTGCCAAGGGACGTATTAGTAGAATTGAATGCCTGACAGGTAAATGTTGCATTACCAGTTATGTTTTCTAATAATGCAGTAAATGTTATTGTTTGACTTGCAGGATCAGCATTACCAGATCCATCAAATGAAAATATTTCAGCATTGGATGTAAGTGTCAATACTTGAGCAGGCGCACCAGGACTTCCATCTTCACCTGCATATCCTACAGCTCCTATAGAAGCAGTTGACCAATTAATATTACTGGTGCTTACTGAAGTTGAATCTGCTAATCTTACTGTCGCTGCCCATAAAGTAAATCCTGGGCTAGGGGCTGCACCGCCTGATATACTCCATCCTGACGGAACTGGAGTAAATGATCCTGAGTTCCATGTGTACACTGATGTACCAACTGGACCAGCAGGTATTGTTAGGGCCCACTGATAAACTTCAGGAGTAGCAAATTGTGTTCCACCCGGACCACCTTCACCGTTAACACTAACAGCACGTACAGTAAATCCTGATGACCAGTCAACAGTAGAACTTGTTACTGAAGATGCTGCTGTTATACCTTTTGAAGCTGACCATAATTGTATACCTGCAGTACCTGGGTTTACAGGAACATCTGTTTGCCAACCTGCTCCACCTGTATAACCTGTATTGACTGTCGTAGACCAAGTATATGTTGAATTTCCTGAAGGATTACTTGGTTGAGTTGGTGACCATTGGTATAGTGAAATCGTTGCAGTTTTACTTGCATCGACTCCGTTTACTCCGTTATATCCTGCTGCTGATATTGTTCCACCAGACCAAGCAAATGTTGTTGTTGTATCATTACCTGTTTTTGTAACTATAACACGTATTACCCATAGAGTTGCACCAGGGGTGACAGTTGTTCCAGGTGTAGTACTCCAACCTGCAGGAACAGGAGCAAATAAACTTGTAGCCCAAGTATATGTTGAGTTAACACTTGGTATAGCTGGTTGCGTTGCATTCCATTGATATATTTCTGCAGTTGCGGTCGTTGATCCAGTTACAATTACATTACCACCGCCTCCGCCGCCTCCACCACTACCTGTGCTGTCGCTAACCTTAATAATGTATATTAATGCGAGATAAGGGGGCAGATTTTTACCAACACCGCTTTCACCTACGGTGTCAATTGAGATGTTTGTATTTGCAGACTGAATATGATTAGAATATGCGGTAGCATTATATGTTCCTACAAAATTCCATCCGCCAATTTGAGGTGTCAAACTTCCGGCGGCCTGTCCAATACGAAGAATGTGAGGATGGCCGGGGTCGGTTACCGAATGCGTATGACTCACAACTATTGCATTCGCAGTACCACCTGTAGAACCTAATGCGTATAAATTACCTGAACCAACGGCAAATCTGTCACGAAAATCCGGTAAGTTAAATGTATTAACTCCATCACCCGCACCGTATGTTACACCAATTCTGGAAAATAGTGTTGCATATGTAGTTCTACTAACTGCTGTACCATCACAAACCATCCATGTATTGTCTGGCATTGGTGTTGTAGCAGCCCATAATTTAATTGTTCCTGCATATTCTGTTATAGTACCACCGCTTGTGGCATTTGCAACAAGATTTTGAACAAATGATGTAGTAGCAATTTGATTTGAACTTGTATTAGCAGATGGGTTTGGTGCTGTTGGTATTCCAGTAAAGGCAGGATTATTAATAGGAGCATAACCGGCTATGTTAGCGTTACCAAGAGCAGATTTTACGTAAGCTGTTGTAGCTAATGCATTACTACCCGGACTTGTTTGATCAATAGTCGGTGCTTGAGGAGTTCCAGTAAATGTAGGACTGTTAATCGGTGCATAACCTGAACCTAATATAACTGATGAAATAGCACTTTGTACAAATTGTGTTGTAGCTACTTGTGTATTATTTGTTGCATTGGCTGGTGTTGTTGAATATATAAAACCGTTACTTATAATACTGTTACTAGTAGTAATGTTACCTACTACACTTAAGCTAGTCAAATTACCTAAGGTAGTTATTGCTAATTGTGTTGCATTAGAAACAAAATTTGCAGCATTAGCTAAATTTGCTGTATTAGCAAAACTTATATTACCAGATATGTTAGGTGCAAATAATGTTCCTGTACTTCTATTAAAAGTTAAGTTGGCGTTGGCATTTACAACACCACTGTCGTTAAATAATATTTGTGTATTAGCACCCGGTGATCCTAATCCTGCTGCTGTATTTTGAGTTATTGTAACCCATGCTAGATTACCTGCCCCATCTGTTTGTAATACTTGCCCGTTGGTTCCACCTGGGACTTTTAAACGTGAAACACTAGTAACAGATATGTTCCCGTTGGCAGCAATGTTTGCATTGGCATTTATTTCATTTAAAATTAGATTACCGTTTGCTGTTACATTGCCTTCAATCGATATATTTTGCCCTACATTAAAATTACCACCTCCTGTAACATTACCAATTACACTTAAATTGGTAGGTAATTCAATGTTTATATTTCCAGCTAATGTAATTGTAGGATTGCTTATCGCTAAGGTATTACTTGTGACTGTAACACGTGATACTGTACCTGTAAATGTAGAAAGGTTGGCGGAAATCGTAATTTCACCAGTTGTATCAGTTAGTAATATACCTGGACCTGGATTAAGTTTTCTTACTCCTGTATTAGTTACCGTTATCGCACCATTTGAAACAATAGGTCCTCCGCTAACGGAGATTCCAGGGCCATTTTGTAGTTCAACACTTGTTACAGTTCCTGTAGCAAATGTATTTTGAGCAGACTTAATTCTACCAAAACTATCTATTTCAACTTGAGGATTTACATAGATACCCGGAACCAAATCTGTAATAATAGGCAAATCGACAGCCATTGTACCCGAACTTACGATCGGACTATTTAAAATTCGTAGGGTAGAACTAGTAATTCCTACATTCGTTACTCCCGCAACAAGAGTACCGTTGCTATATCCTGATACAGAAATGGTTACATTACCATTACTATTATTAACTGTAAGGCCGGTACCTGCAGTAAGCTTTGTAACGCCAGTATTATTAATCGTCACTGTTTTTGTATTGCTGTTAAGTGACGTACTAATACCCTCACTACCTACGAAATTAGTGTACTGACTTGATTGTGAAAAAAGTGTTGTAAAGTTGTTCTGTGCTTTGTTAAATGCGGTAAAGAGCGAATCGCTGTTCGCTGCTTCGTTTTGCGCACCAATGTTTATATTCTCTTGTCCTGGTATAGGCATTTTGACCCCTCATCTAGTATTTATCAATAAGGGCTGAAGCTGGACCCGCAACCGCAAGAAGTTTGAGCATTTGGATTTTTGATTTTAAAACTAGCCCCGTAAATATCCTCAGCATAGTCGATCTCTGCTCCCTCAAGATATTGTGCGGATACCATATCTACAAGAACACTCACTGATCCTGCATCAATATTCCAGTCATCTTCATTAGTTTCAGTATCAAAAGTAAATCCATATTGCATCCCACTGCAACCCCCTCCCTGTACAAATATACGTAGTTTTAAAGAAGGGTCATTTTCCTCTGCTATAACAGCAGTAAGCTTGTCTTTAGCACTATCGGTTATTACTAAGTTCATCATTCCATTTCCTATAAAATTCTTTATACCCGTCTATGTATTCAGGGGAGTTCATATTACCTTTTCCTGCATGAAGTAGTGCTAATGGAAAAGTTCCTAATTTACATTTTTTATTTACCGCAGATTTGCAAAAATCAGCATCATAAAAGTGAAACTTAAATCTTTCATCAAAACTTAAATTTTTCTCTAATATAAGATTAGTTGACATTGCTAAGTATACACCGTCTAGATTAACTACTTCTTTATTTAAATCCCCATATATGCTTATAATTTTAGGAGGCCAAACAGAGTCATGTAACATACATCCCGATAGATATGAATCATCTTCCCAAATTAAACTACCATTCTCCACGTGACTATGTGCCCAACCAGGGTAATTTATTTGATGCCTTACGTTTCCGGCGACTCCTGCAACGTCATAATTTTTTAAAACTTCTATCGTTCTTAGGGGCCAATAGTAGTCGAGTAACGCTACATCATCATGAACAAAAACTAAAATTTTATCTGTATTTTTTAATTGATTTATCGCTTCATTATAGCATTTACTCAATCCATCTGTATTATTAACAAAACACACTAATTCAATATCAAAAAATGTTTTAATTTCTAAAGATTTTCCTAATAACGTATTTCTTTTAAAATCTTCGATTGTTTTCTCTCTGGTAGCAGTGACCACACAAATCTTTTGATCCATACTATAAATTTTTACCCCATCGTGTATTAATATGACTCCAATTCATAATTTTCCATGTATTTTCTAAATATTGTTTTTTATCTGCTTGATAGTCTAATGCCCAAGCATGTTCCCACCAGTCAACTAAAATTAATATATCTTCACGTACTTCATGATTAACAATGGTTCTTATCTCTCCATTGTATGTAAGATAGATCCAACCACTTCCTTGAATCTTCATTGCTTCTTCTTTAAACTTTTCTTTAAAATCTCGCCACCAACCAAATCTTCTTTTGATTAGATTGAGTACAGGACCGTTTGGTGTACCGCTTTCTTTTGGTTTTTGAAATTGCGCAAAGTAAATGTTGTGTAAGAAAACTCCTGCATAATTAAATTCACTATCACCTTCGTTATTATTGTAACGTTTTGCATAGCCTTTAGCCAATTCTTCGTAGTGATAGTCTATTGTTGCCTTACTAATTACAGGACTTAGATCGGTAGGAGAATACTTGAGTGGTAATATCTCAAGTTTCTTTTTTCGGGATTCGGAGAGATTCTCTACAATTTTATACATTGTAGAGTATTTATTGAGATTTAGCGTCGGCGTGTAATTCTGCCGCGGCTCATATCGTATAGACTAAATTCTACTTCAACTGTATCACCTAAAAGTATTTTAATATCATGTTGACGCATTTTACCAGATATATAACCTATTACATTTTGTCCTGTTTCTAGGTCAACTCTGAACATTGCGTTTGGTAATACATCTACTACTTTACCATCTAATTTTAATGTTTCTTCTTTCACTTCATTTTCCTTTTCTTGCCTTCATTTGAGTTGTGAAAAACCCATTCCTTCTCCTCAATGGTTCCTAATTGAGCGTAAAATATCTCTTTATCTATTTTTTTAATTTCCCCATTTTTAGATATACATACTATTTTTTCTTTTAGTTTTTGTCTTGTTTCGTCAGTGAATACTTGAAGTTTTCTTTTTTCTCGTATTTTTTCTTTAATTTCTTCAGTCAAGGGGCCCTTGTTTTGCTGAGCCAGTTTCATTTTTTCTATAGTTTCTGAACTTCTTTTTATTCCAGTTAATGCTTTACTAATTTCAGGTCGTTTTCGCCCTCTTAGTTTGTCTGCTGTTTTTTTGATAGCACCAGGGTCTCTTTTTTTACCTTTATTTGCTTCTGATAATAATTTTTTAGTAGCTTCACTTCTTGGTCTTTTATTACCAGATGTTACTCCTGTCTTATTTTTATTCCAAGGTTCTTGTCCTTTTTTAGAATCTGATAATTTTTGTTTTGTTTCTGGTGACATTGGACCATAGTTTGTTCGTCCAGTATCACCACCATCTAACCCGTTTTCAATTATTTGATTCGCCCATATCTTGTTCCCGCTTTCATTTATAGTATTAACAATGTCATTTTTTATTGAAAACTCAATTGCCATAGCAGTACATTCTTCTTTATTTGTATAAAATCCTATCAATTCAGTTGTGAAATCCCATCCATGCTCCTTCAAATGTCTTTTCCAATAAATCCCAGATCCAGAATAAGATTTATAATTATTCTTTGTAGTTTTGCAAAAGTATTTTAATCCAGTCACATTATGAGTTTTTACACAAAGATAAGTAGGCTTAAATAATTTTTTCATATTATTATTTATCCCTATCATCTTGTAACCAGTATATTACCCTCTACGCATCTTGCCTATGTCAATAATCGCTTGATGATTGAACACTGGAACGGCATTAGATTTAGCCATCTGTGCGATACCAATAATCTTGTCACCGGTATATTGCATTGGTTGTTTGATTGTGACTGCACCCTTGTGTCCAGTATCAACACTAGAAAACTTTTTGATTTCTGCGACACGTGGATTGACAGGTGGTTTGTAAACTGACGCCTTAAGACCTCGGTCACGTTTACGATTACTGATATCAGTTTTCCACTTAGCCTGTAACTCCTGCCACTCACGGTCAAGTTGCTCTGCCTTACGTTTTGCTTCACTGGATGCCCACTTTTTCTTACCCTTGCGTTTACCAAGGGTAGTGAGTGCAGGGTGTGCGAGGTGCATTGTCATATCAAATTAGCAACATGAGTTGATAGTAACTTAATTGTAGCACCATTGTAGTTTATTGTCAAGTTATTTTTGGAGAATTTCCCAAATCTTTTCTTTTTCTTTGATATCAGCAACAAGTTCCTTATACTGACGGGCTAAGTCACGCAATTGTTCCCATTTTTCTTCTAGCTCAGGGGCAGGTTGATAAATTGCTAACTGATCTTGTATTTTTGATAACATTTCTCCTAAATCAACTCCGTTAACTTTAAGATTACCCTCTATCTCTGTATCACCTTTTACTGTTATACCCTTAGTACCATCATGTACTGTCAATGGTGATGAGTTCCAACTTCCATTTGTGTATGTGTTAGGTGATAGTGTAATCGTTGGACTTGAGTAAATGCCTGAACTAGAACCAGAACCTGCGATACTTACACTGGTTACTCCATTTGGATAAATATATGATCCGTAATCAAAAGTAGGAGGTGCTAAATTACCCAATGTGATTGTATCATAACTTAAATCATCAAGTGTGATAGTAGGTAAATCGTCGCTACTTAATGAAGAAATATCTTGTCTACTAAAATCAGATAAATCAACTGCTGCATATGCGTGGTCCATTGTGTCATTTTTCATTTGAATACCTTTTTAAGAATAAATCGTCCCTTGTCATCTAGGTTAATGCTTATGTCATCACCTGGTTGCCATTTTAATGAATCTAATAAGACTGGTGGAATGGGTATAAGAACATCACCATTACTATCCTGTTGCGTAATGACCTCATACTGGTTAGTGTTCTTTTTTTTCTTTGACATGTAGATACTTAGTGCGTGACTATTTTACCAATAAATTATTTAAACAAATTCATAAATTTGGTATAGTAACTATCATCTTTTGGTGTAGATTGAGACTTTTTTTCTGCTGCCTGATATTCTTGGCTAAACTTATCACCCTTTTCAGTTTGTAGTTTATTCATATAAGCATCATACTCTGCCCAACCTTTAGGATCTAAATCAGGTTCCGTTATAGGAGGTTCAATTGGTAATCCTTTTGATTTTGCTATGCGTTCTTTTTCTAATCTTGCTTCTCTTTCACGACTAAATTTGTCACCTGCAGCAACTTGCTTATCCCACATCATTTTTTCATATTCAGGTGAATCTACTTTAACTTCAGATTTTTTCGTTACAGGTTGTTGCTCAGGTTTTACAGGTTGTGGCCTGTTAGCGTCAATGTATTTTTGAACTAAGCTAGGTTCAGATGCAGCTTTTGGTTTTGGTACTTCTTGTGCAGTTCCTGTTTTAGGACTTAATGTGGTGCCTATTATTTCACCTGCCTTTGTTTTTATTTTATCTAATATAGTTGTTTCAGGTTTTTTAGGCTCAGGCTTTTGTGTATCAACTTTCGCAATTTGCGTATTATTTGGTGTGTCTAAACCATAACTCTTTTTTAGTTCAGCTACATTACTGTCAACCCATTTATCTTTTCTTGGTCCAAATCCTTGAGAAAATTTTGTTCCAGGCAAACTTACCCATTGATTATTGGATAATTTTACAGCTTGTTTGTAATTCCCTTTTAATATAGGGTCTATGGCACCTACCGCGTTTAAAATTGCTATGGCAATTTTATCTTGGGACTCTGGAGAAAAATCTTTAATCTGAACACCATTTTTTGCCAATTGTTCAACTTGTTTTCTATATGTACTTGATAATATTTGATATCTGCCTGCCGCATCACTTGGACCATGTTTAGTTCTAAGTCCTACATATTCAGGGTGCTTACTAAAATCAGTAATAGATTTACCGCCAGGCTTTAATTTACCGCCAGGCAAAGGTTGACCTACTATGGTATCATAATTTGTATTTCCCTCAGCCCTTGAAATTAAGTCGAGCATTACTTTAACACGTGGATCTTGTCTTAATTGCTCTAATCTCTCATTGTCTAAGGTATATCTTTGGTGAGGTTGAAAGCGACTAGGACCTTCAGTTATAAATTCTTTTGCTCTCATTATTGTTTTATCAATCTTATAATCGACTTTAATAACTCATCGTCGCTATTTTCACCTTTTTCCTCTGCTACTTGTCCAAAAGCAGCTGGTACACCTTTTGATTGTCCTGAAGTCCCTTGATCTTGCGCTTGTAATGCTTGCGTAGCTAATACATCCGACGTTGGCTGAGTTGTTGATGCTGTTGCTGTTTGCGGTTGATTCGCAGATATATATTGACTAGCTAAACTTGGACTGGATGGTGTTGGTTTGCTTGCAGTTTGTGTCTGAGGTTGATTTGCAGATATATATTGACTAGCTAAACTTGGTTCTGCAGCAGCTTGCGCACTAGCACCTCTCGTTGCTCCTGAGCTTGAAACAGGTGCTGATCTCTGAGCTTGGCTTTGTGCCGAATACCCACTACTTTGATTATTAACTGGTTGTTGACTAATTGGTGCTGATCTCTGAGCTTGGCTTTGTGCCGAATACCCACTACTTTGATTATTAA